CTTCTTAGAGTCAGGCGCAGACAGACCCGCGCTCTCATTGAAGCTGCTCATGTACTCCTTGCTGAACGAGCCGATAGCGCGGGTAAGCTCCTCATGCTGCTCCCGATTGAGAGCTACATTGGCTTGCTGGTATTTCTTCCGTGCGTCAAGAGCGCGGGCAGAGCCGTTATCAGTGAGCGCAACAATGGAAGACCAATACAGAACCTCGTCTAGCTTGGAGCGGTCCATCACGGCCATCCAGTCAAGGTGACTGGCTTCCTGCGTCTGAATGGCTAACTGGTCAGCTTGTTTGCGCGCAGCGATAGCTTCACGATGTGCAGATAGAGCTTCCTGCTGAGCTTTCTTCTGCTCGTCCTGCTCAGCCTTGGGAATCTCAACTTGGAGAAGCTGAAGTTTTGCTGATCGTGCGGTGGAGCCGGATTCAAGCTGTTGCTGAATCTGTTTGGCTGCGATCATCCGAGCATCAAACGCGGCTGTCGGCTGGTGGTAGCTAGAGATCATTGGGCCATCTGGGCCGACGATGACAGTTGCGGTCTCTTCCGCTTTCTTTTTAGCTGCGGCGATATCGACTAGTTCTTTTTTGATCGAGCGGAGGCGGTCTGGCACATCAGCCGGGGCCACCGATTTGTACATCTTTTCGTAATTTGCCTTCACGTCATCGGGGAGTTTCTTAAACGTGTCGGTGTAGAAATAGCTAGACAGGTCTAGGGGCTTCTGCCCTTGATATGCATACTTCTGTTTCAGGGCTGCTGGGTGTCCTTTTGTGGCCTCCAAGATACCCTCAACACTGTCCTCTGCGGAATCCTTATCCTTGTTGACGGTGGTATCCACCTGAATCTGCATCTGGTTCAGGCCGTCAATTGCGCCCTTCAGCATCACGATGTTCTCGAACGCCTCATAGGCATGTTTGCCCATCTCAAATAGCGCATAGCCGAGAGTAGCCGCGCCAACGATGGGGAAGGCCGTGGCCATCAGCGGCTCTAGGAAGCTAAGAGATGCGCCGAAGTATTCCGCAGCACGGATATTGCGCGAGAAGCCACCTTCCATTCCACGCAGTACAGAGCCGAAGCGTACAGACGGAGCGACTGCGTATCCGGTGGCGTGGCCTACACCTTCGACAGCGTGGGATAGTTCCTCAGCTTCTTTTGCGGCGTTGCCCCCAAAGGTGAACTGGGACACAGGCTGCTGGGGGATAGCCGTGGACAAGCTGGCCCGCGCCGCATTGAACTTGCGAGTGCGATCCTCCATCCGGTCGATAGCATTTATGTACCGACGAGCGGAATCCTCTGTTACTCCGGCAAGCTGGCTGGCTGACCGGCGTGTGACCGCCTCAAGCTGAGTCTGTGAGGCACCAGCTTTCTTGGCAGCTTCAATCTGCTGCTGATAGGCGACGACGATTCGCTTGCGAGCATCTTCGGCAGAGACAGCAACAGACGATACAGACTGCCTAGCCTTAGCAGCTTCGCTGCTCAGTTGACTAGAATCGCCTACGAATTGAATTGCGCCTGAGGGCATTTATTTTCCTTGGAGGGCTTTGTCTACACCAGCTTGGAGTGTGAGAAGGTATGCCTCAGCCGCTTCGGTACGGGTGGCCTCTTCTACGGAACGGATGAAGGGATAAGCGGGGGTGTGTTTCCTGCCCGTCTTCGCATTGGCATTAACGTGGCCATGATCCACGATGTGGGCTATGTAGGTGAGCTTGCCGAAATCAATAGTCTCGGTCGGGGCGGCTCCGTCTTTGCCGAGTCGGGCAGTTGCTCGTACAGCTTCTTTGAGTGCGCCCTCGGGTAACTCTCGGCCATACGCCTTGGTTTTGCGGATGGGTGTGGCGGCGATGAGGGCAGGTTTGATGACAGCACCCGCTGCACGTAGCGCGTCACGCTGGATGCGGTCTGCGGTCTCGCCCGATTCAAGCGATAAAAGCTGGGCCTCAATTTCTTTGAAGCCACTAATTTTTAAGTCGTCACCCGGCATTGGATTGTTTCCTTATCTCGTCAAGCATTGGTCCATGACCTTGCCTCAACTCAGCAGCAAGGTTCACCACGCGAGCTTGCCAGTCGGTGATCTCGGCCAGCGTTAGGCGTTTGAACTGGGTATCACTGGGAGCTTGCTTCGGTTGACGCCAATTCGGCATGAACTTGGTGGGAGGGACGGGTTCTTCAGGAGCGCCCATCGTGTTGATGACTGCTGACGTGGTGTACGCTTGGATCATTTCCATGTGGGAGAGATGACGACGGTGCGCTTCAGTCAGCAAGTGAAACTGGCGGGGGGTCAGTTCATAGAATTGATCTGTGGTCAGGTGGAGATCGTAGACGGCAACCGTCCACATCGACTCGATACAGTCTCTAGGGCTCGGTGGCTTATCTAGCTCCGAGCCTTCGCTTCCCCCGGCTCACGACCAGCATCTGGCATTGAACCGAACCATGCGGTCACGATGGCCTGTCGGATGGTGGCGATGTTGTGGGGACGGATGAGAGCGCCGACTTCTTCAATCGTGATATCGGGCTGGTCCTTTAATAGAGAGGCCCATAGCAGTCCACGAAGCGATTGCGGTGTAATTTCACCCATGACAGATGTCAATAGATTGACGCCGGTTACTTCCGCTGCTTGAACGAGAGCATTGAAGTCATACGCCAAATGGTATGTTTCGCCGCTGAGGATCAGTTCAACGTCTGGGAGTGTGGGATCTAGTCCGGGCTTGCCGGCGACTTTATTCGATTTGGGCATGACGAGAAGACTTTCGGTGAGGCGTTATTGAGCGAGAAGGGATTCGAGGGCGTCTACCCGGAAGAGCGGACGCCCTGCGTGAATTCAGGAGGGATTAGTGGAGAAGGAGCCTTAGATTAGGTTCCGGGGGTGTCTACGACGGGTCCGGTGATCGTCAGCTCCGCGTCAAACGTGGAAGAATCACCAATCGACATCGAAGGCATCGGAGCAGCCGACACATATGCACTGAAAGTCTTGAGCAGACCAGTCGTGGTCTGAGCGCCAACCTTCGGGTACTGCAACTTCACCGTCAGCTTGGTCTGGGCCTGAAAGGAAGCAAGCAACATAAGCTGTCCGGCATCAGCAGGATTCGACACAACGGTGAGTGAAAGCGTGCCACTATCAAGCGTGGTGGGAATCCGCTCGATGAAGGCCGAAGGCGAATCAAGGTTGGTGATGTCAGCAAAGTTGGACTTCTGACCAGAAGACTTAATGTCCTTGATCTGCTTGACCAGCGTGAACGTGGTTCCATCGCTAGAGATGGATAGAGTTCCACCTTTTCCGGTGAAGCCAATCGATTCTGTTGAGGTAGGCATAGAGATGTTGCTCCTTTAGGCAGGGGTTATCGCCCGGCTGCGGAGCCGAGTGGGGTAGAAGGTTGGGGAGGGCTAAGAGTTGAACTGAATCAGATAGTCGGCAGAGCAGCGATAGATCAGCGCGTCCGACTCATACCCATCACTGGAGGTCAGGAGTTGAACGCCGAGCACTTTTGTGCCGTCCGTGAGGGTGCCAGTGAAGTCGTCGAGGCTGGTGTTTATCGCTTCCATTAGCAGCTTCGCGTCTGAATATGTGCTGGCCCAGGTGTCGATCTGAATCCGAGCTTGAGTAAAATTCACCCGCTCATCGAGCACATACAGAGGACGTGTCGTGATGAGTTGGTAGGTTGCGGCTGGGAGCGGAGCGGCTTCTGGTAGCAGCACTGGGAAGAATCTATTGCCCGCGAGTGCTGTAAACGTGGATGCGGATGTAACTAGCTTCTGGATTCCGGATTCGAGCACTACTGAACTCCGTCTAGCTCGTATGCCATGAGAACTAGTTCTTTGTTAGCAGCCTTGGTATTAAGACAAGCCTGTATTTCGTAGATATGTTGGCCCATCGTGTCGGTGTAGACGATGCGGTCATTAGCAGCTACTGGAACGCGGGGATATCGAATGGTGATTCTGTATGTGACCTTGGAGACAAACTCAGCCGTAGCAAACTTCAGTTGACTATTTTGAATGTCGATGTTGGCCCATGTTTGCAGATAAGTGGTCCAAGTGGTCAGCGGTTGACCAAAATCATCTTGAGCTTCGGACTGAGATTGTAGGGATATGCGTCGATTTAGCTTGCCTGAATTAAGGGCCATAATATTTCCACCGTTCAAGCAAGCTGTCTACTGCAAGAGGCAGAATCTGCATATTCTGCTCGGTGACGGCTTCTCTATTCGCGTACCAGTGACCCATGAGCAGCAGCATCGCCTGTTTAATCGATACCGGGACCGTTTTCGAGTCCCACTCTCCAGCAGTGAACGTGATAGCGATAGAGCCGGGGAGATAGCTTGCAACATAAGGCCAGCCGCCGCCATTTATCGGCACGATACGCGCAGGCTCCGAGTTTGTATCCACGACGTAGGT